AGGCGGCAGCAGCCCAGCCTTGGCTTCTTCAAGCCAGTTGTCACTAGGGACAAGAACCATTGCGGGTTGCTCTGGCTGCTCTGGGTCTTCAAAGATTACTCTGTAGTTTGTCAAAGGATTACACTCCAACTCACATATCCGTAATCAAAGTTACTTCCACCGTCACTACCAACTTCAACACGAACAGAGCTTGTACTTAGAACAGGGTTGGCACCAAAATTACCACTGCTATTATACAAGTGAACATCAGAACCCCCCGGGTCACTTGGTGTATAAGCAGCAATACTGCCCGACATGCCGTGGTTCGAGGTACTAAGTGTGTTACTAAAGTTCGCCGTGTAGTTTCCCACTCCGTTATCCGAAAGGCTGGAGATGTTACCATCGTTTCGAATGGCGACAGTCCCCTGCCCATTCATAGAAATCCAAGCCTTAACCGTGTAGAACGTAGCGCCACCAGCAGTAGCTTCCTCAAGTGTGTTTACTTTTATCGTACTCATGTTAAACCACCGTCCATGTTTCGCCAGCGCCAACGGTAACTGTGACACCACTGTCAACCGTGATAGGGCCAGCCGACATTGCGTTCTTGCCGTTTGTGATTGTGTAGTTGGTCGTCACGTTCTGACCGTTTTCGTAGAAGATGTCGTCGCTGCCACCACCCGTTGCACCCGCTGCAATGCCCGTCAGAGCAGAGCCATCACCGATAAAACTTGTGGCGGTCATGGTGCTAATAGTGCTGATTGCTCCAGTGTCTTGTATCTGTGCGACCGTAGCATTGGAGTTGTTGCGGAACTGAAAGTCGTCAGCAGTGCGGAAAAGGGTATCGCCATTGTCGTAGTAATAGAGACGAGCTTTCCCATCACTGGAGTAGTGATATGCATTTGTCGGGAGGGTCAATCTGCCGCTGAGTGTAGCGGCATCAGCCGTGACTGTGCCGTTTACATCAAGGGCAGTAGCAGGGTTGGTTGTGCCGATACCTACCGATCCTGACGAATCAATCCGCATGGCCTCTGCATCGGTAGAGTCATGGAAAGTTAGTTCCCCTCCGACATTCCCTAACCCCCCCACGAACGTACCGTCGTTTCGGATACCCAGCGTCAAACCATCGCTACCCATGCGGTTCAACATCATTGCGTGGTCGCTCATACGTGCGGCGGCAATGTAACCTGTTTGTCGTAGGCCGACACCAGCTTTTGTGGCATCGTTGTTGGCGGTATAGATTACAAAGGGATTGTCTGTGGTCGCTGGCCCGACCATATAGTCGCCGCTTGCGTTGAAATTCGCACGTTGGGTGTCGTTGATCTTAAAGTTTGCTTTATTTGCAGACGTATCATATGCGATAGCGTATGACTGCGATGGGTCTGCTTGGGTATCTGCAAAACGTAATGTTGCAGAACCTTCGCTATCTTCGGTGATAAGAACTTCGGTATCTGTACCGTCAACGGTGAGACCAGTAAGCGCAGGGCTGGAATTGGGCTGTACTGCACTGTCAGCAAGTGTACCCTGTGCTGCGGTTGCAAGGCCCGTCAACGCAGAGCCATTCCCAGCGAAAGACGTCGCTGTAAAGTTCCCAGCCACCTTAACACCAACAGTCTTGATGTTCAGACCAGAACCAGTTGGTTCAGAAGCTTGCCAAGCGGCATTCTGATTGTAGGCGATTGTAAACCCACTGTCTTCTACGTGAGCAGACATTTCGTAGGCAGAAATTTGACAGTTATTGTCATTCTTCTTTACCCATAGCTCAATGTCAGACGAGCCACCGTTGTCGATAAGTTTGAAAGAATCATCAGAAAACGGAGTAGCGTGAGGCTTAGACATAAGCTCGACGTTTAGCGTGTGGCTGTCGCCGCCAGAAGCATTGTTGGTTCTGACATTGACAGCCACGATTGCTGGCATACCTGCGCCTAGTTCTTCTGGCATAAAATGGTAGATAAAAGTGCCGTCGTCAAAATCGCCAGTTATGGAATATGTCGCCACCTTCGCCCAGTAGTTTGCGCTTGAACCGCTGCCCTGAGAGCTTTCCCACACTTTTCTTGCGATATTTGTTAGCCCAGAGCCGTCGCCAGACGTCTCCAGCTTGTCCGTGTTCAGGTTCGTAAAATTTAAGTCAACCTCGTCGTGCGTCAGCGGCGAACCCTTGCCCGCGCGTGTAACAATCGTCGCCATGTGCCGCCTCCTTAATCGAGTGTGATGTCAACGTCACCTACGGGGAAGCGCAGGACGTCGCCCGTGTCGATGGCCTTGGCCGTCGTGAGCGCCGCGTAGGCGATCTGTGCGCCGCCAGAGGCAGCGTCAAACACCGCGACATGGCTGATGGTGCCCCACGACCCCGTGGCAACGTCAAACTCAACAGCGCCGCTGTTTGTGGCTGTGTCGCCCGTCACGGTGAATGTCACGGCCTTGCGTGTGTACCCGTTGCCGCTAATCTCCGTGCCGCCGCCCTCGCCGGGGTTGGACGTAAACAGGCCCAGATACCAGTTAGTTGGCCGCGTGACGCTGTCCGCGTTGAACGCAAACTTCAAGACAATCGTCTCGTAGGTGTTAGAGAAAGACATTTAGTAGCTCCTAATTTTCATGCGCTGGCCTGAGCCGCCGTGTTTCGCCTTGTCGCTGTCTGCGTTCAACCCTGTGATCGCGTTTTCGTACAACGAACCCCAGACGCCAATACGGGCGTCGTCGCTCAAGTACGGCGCAGCCTGTAACAGCGACCCATACAAATAAGCATCAGGCGCATACGTCAGCAGCCAGTTTGTTGTGGCCGAGTCGGTCAGCGCAGGTACAGTCCCGCGGTAAAGCATCGTGACGTCAAACGTGCCCGAGGGCGTCGGGTATAGCTCCAGAGACCCCGCCGATATAGAATAATACTTAGGGACGCCTACAACGTCAGCACTGCGCGTGCGTTCGTCCAACATCGTGCTGTACGACATAGGCTCAAGCTCAGCAGGGCCATTGGTGGTCGATACGCTCAAGCGAATAGGGCTAAGCCAGTCCGCGGGCAAATCAGAATAGCGCGCATCAATCTCAGCCTCGCTGCGCGTCTCCTGACGCCAGTGCGAAAGGCCGCGGTTCATCTGCGCTTCAGCCAGCGAAATGAACGTCGGGATAACCGCTGTCAGGTCGTCGCGCAGCAGCCAATCAGCAAGTGAAGCCTTTAACTCTGCGTATGTTGTAATAGCCATCTAGCTCACCACTTCTCTTTGTTAGCTTTGCGCAATGCGCTGCTGGCACTATAGCCCGAAACGCTCGCGCGCGCTAGGCGGGGGTCTTTAGGCATCAGGTGCCGTCCCCTTGCGTTGGCTGGCTGCCTGCCGCGATGCCCAGTAGACCGAGGCCGCCGAAACCTGCACTCAGGTTGCGCAAGTGCGCAAACGCTGGGTCAAAGCGGGCGAAGCGGGAGCGTATATTGGCGGGGTCAAACTCAACTCTAGTAGTGCCAAATTGAGGGTATTCTCGAATTGATCCGTCTTCATTTCTCCAGCGCCGAGGCCCCGGGTCGGTGATGTCTTGAATTTCAATCGCCTCAAGCCCTTGGCCTCTTGCCGATCTAGCGATGTCGTCTGTGCTTGTGCTACCGCTCCCCGGTATTAGGGGGAGGTCTACATCGTTTGCGCGGTCCCAAGCATAAACTGGGGCTTCAATCCTATTAAACATAGACATATCACCCGACACTACGGGGGCGTCGGACCGCGTAAGCAAAGGCGCAACCATCTTGCCGTATGTCTCGGCCCGCATTGGATTTGGGTCCATAAACACGCCCGTGCCCTGTGTTGCGAACTGCCCAGCGTCCGCCGAAAGGGCCTGCCTGTCTGTACCGCCGCCTCGGTAAAATTCGCGGTCAACATTGTGCCCAATGGTGCGCGCACGAGCCGACCGGCTTGCCTCATCCATTGGCAGCGGCGTATTAAAATACATATACGTGTCGTCAGCCGCAGCCATCATCTCCTCTGTCACCTCGTCAGCGCGACCCGCTGCGCGCAAGTCTAAAATGTCACGCGCCATAGCCTCAGAGGCGCTGCGGGGCGCGGAAAAACCCAAAAGCGTTTCCTGCAAAGCCTGTGCGGCAGGAATACCAGCGCGGCCTGCGACTGCTACAGGCGCAACCACGCCCGCCACTTCAGACAAC